AGTAGCGCTTGCCTGTGGTTCTATCGCCTGACATGATGACTGAGAATGTGTCACCTGACATGGCTGGATCCATCGCTGCAACGATGTACTGGCTGTCTAATTTATCTGGATGACCAGGTGCGCCAGGAATAAGCGGGCCGATAGCACGCATACCGCTAATTGAGCCTCTAACGGCATCTGGAGCGAATATGGCAGTAGACTCGACATCTTGTTGCTGGTAGACCATTGCCCATGTCTTAGGGTCAATTAAACCCCGACGACGGCGTAGGTGTGGACCAGACCAGCGTGGAAACAATCCATCTTCATCCGCTGGAGTTTCATCAGTATCCCAAGGCCGATCTGACTTAGGCCATAACGTGATCCACTTTTCTGGATCATCGTTAAATTCGAGAACGGCTGGCATTGCAAGATATGTCCAGGGACTGACGTTATCTGGGTAACGCTCAGGGTTACGCATCTCACGGTATAGATCCATAGGATCTACGCGGGTACCTACAACAAGGATCTTACCTGTAGGACCTACACGAGTCAGGACTTCCTGCTGAATCCATCGGATCTGCTTTTCATATTCATTAGCATTGGCAAGGGTGACGCAGTCATCAAGGATGATTAAGTCAGCACGTGCGCCGTAGATCTGTCCGCCAATACCAAGGGCTTGGACTGTAGGATCTTTTTCACCTGAGTCACGTTCTAGGTAGATGGCATCTTGCGTCCACTTCTCAGCGGTGGCTTTGAAGCCTTCGGCTGGAGCGTAGCGGCGCTGAAGTTCTGCCCACTGTGGACTGGTCAGGCGTTGCTTAATGGCGTAGAGAAATTCTTTGGCCATTGACTGAGTCTTAGATACCAACTTAATACGGACGTTTGGATCTGTGACGATTCGATATGTCACATAGTCAATGGAGACTGTCATGGACTTGGCATGCTCAGGTGGCATGTTGACAAGAACGTAGTTCTTAAATCCTGGCTCATAGGTCATGTTGCCGTGTAGCCAGGCTGGCTCACCTTCTTCAAGAAGTGAGGTGATATTGCGCTGGTGTGGAAAAGTCTGGGAATTCAAATACTTCGCACGAAAGTCCTCGAACGATATGTTCGCGTCATCTTCGCTTACTACGCCCTTGCGCTTCTGGATGACGCGTGAAAGATCCACTGCTTCTTTAAACTGCGGATCAGAGACGCGATAATACTCATATGACTTGACGCTCTTGCCGACTGCGCGGCAAGCGTCTTCAATCTTCACCCCATCGGCAATCAGCGCGATAAGGCGCTTTTTTGCCTCTGGGGCGGACAAAGTTGCCTCTGGGGCAAGTTTGTAATTATTGCTCTTTGGTTTAGCCATTGGGTGAATCTCTCCCTATGTGGTGAGATTAGACCTATCCCACTGCGAAGCATTGCCTATGGGCAATGTTGTGGTTGTATTTGGGGGGCGCCAGGGGCGCCTCACCTATGGGTTAAAGGCAGCCTCTAAGGGCTGCCATTGGGTAGCCGTAGTTCGTCTCAGCGGCAACTTCGCTGTGAGGCTCAGTGTGCCTAGAGCCGAACTGGGCGGACGTATTTTGTTTTAACCCCTATATATACTAAGGCGGGATAAAAGCCGTTTATCCCTACTTGGACCGTGTGATGTTCGTCACATTAAGTAAAACCGCAGGTCAGAGCCTATATTGGTTTAAAAATAATTACCGTTTGAGCCTCGGCGCCTATATTTAGAAAAAATATTGTGGTTGATAGTAATAGTAGTATCACCCCGTAGTTAATAACCCTGGCGTTGAGCCATAGACAGTTTTGCCCGTTTTGTCTAGATTTACCGCCCGCGTTTACGCACGGATTAGGATTGTTTTGACGGCATTGTCGGACGTTTTGGGGTGGTAATGACCTGTCGGTGGTGGATTGTGGAGTGTTGCGGGGTGAGTGGTGAGGGACTGTCCATTACACCATTTCGAGGCACACATCAACCCGAACCGAACATCCGTTCGATACCACTTGAAGGCTTGAAGGTGGCAAGTAGTTGCGAAAACGCGACTATTGGTCATCTCATTATGTGAGACAACATCGGTCCTGGCTCGGTCCTGTTTGTCGCTCTCGGTCCTGTTTTATTGGTTGAGCATTCAACTATCAACCTGCAAAATCACCGGCATTTAAGCCAAAAAAATAATCCGCGACACGGCTTGACTTGTTGCAATCCTTGCCCTTAAACTTGCGACATCGGCAACACCGCCGAACCTCTGGAAGGGTGAAAAATGGAAACAGCAACAGCAAGCAACGGGCAATTCGCACAGTGGCAGATTGTCCGCGACATGGTTAAGAACTTAGACCAGGCACAGATTGACGCCTTGATTAAGGCGATTGACCAGGCTGTACAAGCAATTTGCAACGATTACGAGGTGGCATAAATGCCTAAGTTTACTGTCACATTTCAAGTAGAGTCGGCAGACCGACAGGACATCGCCCTTGCTTTGCGTGTCTTAGAAAATGAATTAAAAGATTCTCTAAATGTCGCTGTTTTGCCTGTGCTAGACCTTGAACTTGTCCCACTGTCTTTCACAATTCGAAAGTCTCGCCGATAATGCGCCTCACAACACGCGGAAAGGTTGTTGTCTGGCTATTAGCAGTCACCGCCCTATTCTTGACAGTGAACTATCTCAATCACCATTGGAAGATTACAACCTGCTCACACACAGCCGAAGGCGTAACGTGTGGCACTACATGGAAGGCTTAATCATGAAAGAATTAGCGCTTGCAGTGCATAGATACGCGCCTAAATTAGATGAAGTGGACAAGGTAAAGTTCTGCATGTATCTCATGAATAAATACGGGCTAGATGACTTGCAAGACTTAAACCTTGCTAACGAATGGCAGGCGTACAACAACTAAGGCGAAACGGCTCTCTGAGCCGTCTAGGCGTGTCGCGCCTACTGATGAGCCTAATCATCTGACTAACACCCTATGGAAGGGACTAAGTATGTCATTTACAACTATGGATGAAAAAACTCTCCCCGAACTATGCGAGATGTACGGCATAGAACTAAAACTAAAGCGCACCAAAACACCTGCCAATGCCACACAATGGCAAAAAGATAGTGACGCCTGGCTAGCCATTTTGTCCTACGACGGCTACCACGTCGCCGTGCCTTACTACACAGGAAAAGCCGTTAAGACTGTGACTGTGGCGGATGTAGTTAATGCGATAGCAAGTGACTACAACATCCACCAATCTTGCCAGACCTTGAAATGTTTTGGCGATTGTTTTGGGTGGGATGAAAACACCTCTAGCGTGTGGGATGTTATCTGCTACAACGCGAAACTGTGGGAAGGATTTATCCCTAGCGCACACCTACGCGAAATGATTGGGGCGTGTGACTACTAATGACTATTTATTACGAAAAGACCTTTCAAGGCGCGTGGGTGTTGTCTGCCTCTGTCGGTGGCTACTACGAACGACGCCAATTTATGGGCTACACCAAAAAAGAGGCAACGCGCCTATTCCGCGAATATATGAAGGGATTAAACAAATGACGCAAAAATCTATTTCGTGGGGTGAACTTGCCGAATTGACCCACGCCACGCAAGTTGAGCAGTTTAATTGGTGCGCTTGTGAAGAACAAGAACAATTTCCGTATGGTGACTGTCCACGATTGGAAAAGGTGGCATAGTGTCGCGCCTCGACTATTGGAAACAGCAAGCACGAGAGGCAGAGGCAGACTTCTTCCGCCTCAACGTCGAGCAGGACAAGATGGACGAAACTGTCACCGCCCTCGTTGATCTAATCCGCGCCTCTAGGCAGGTAGAGCGATTAGAGACACCAGACTTTCCGTCGTGGCTGTAGCACAATCCTGCTACCAATACGACCCACAGGCGGGAGAGTGGATAGCCACCTGCCCCGCTTGTGGCGTTGTTGCGTACTATCCCACCTTGCGGGAAACACTCAAGCAACACCTTAGACATACACGCACAAAATGTCTAAATGGCTACTAGATAGTACTTCTACCGCCCGCGCTTACGCCATTGGCAGCGCAACCAACGCCCGCGTCTACGCTATTGGCAGCGCATCAAGACCCTTGATACGCGTGCCGAGTGAACTGGCAACATTTCACTCTAGCAGCGACGCGGGCTTTTCGCACTTTACCGCGTCTTGAAGCGCACGTGCCTGCAAAATGCTTGACAAAGCCGTGAAATAAGGTTTTAATACTACTACCGCCCGCGTAACCGCTCGGGCAGACCGAAGGGATAAGCAATTGGCAATACATGAGCAAAATACGCGTATCTTACGCGACATTGAGAAGATAACAGAACGAGCATTACAAGAAGCCTGGCTAACAGGCTACCAGCAGGCACTCAAAGACATGAGCAACGACCTAGATGTGAAAGCAAACGACAATGAATAAAGAACTAAGAGCATCCTGTGCAAATCCTGAGTATGATCCTGAGTGGTGGTTTCCTGAGTCTGAGGTAGGTTCTGGCAACAAGCCAGCAATCGTGGCAAAGACAATGGAAACTGTAAAGACAGCAGTCCTGGCTATGCAGATATGCCAAGAATGTCCGCTATTTAAGGACAACTCATGTCTTGAATACGCCATGAAAGACCCTAGTACAATTGACTATGGCATTTTTGCAAGTACGCTCCCTATAGATCGGCGCTTAGCATTGGGACAAGCCCCAAGCGCATGGGACAAGACACATGTCTTCGTCCAGATCAGGCAACAAGCAACCCGCGCAGGTGTACTACCTGTGAAGATTGCACCGAGAGAAAGGCCAAAAGTATCAACGTTCAGATTCGTCAACAAACAGCACACCGCAAAAGATTCATCATCGGATTTATCGGAGCAACAGTAGCCAGCCTTTGGCTATCTAATGCCCCTATAAACGCCGCAAATGACCATCTCAGCACACCAAAGCACTTCGCCCGTGTACTTTATACACGACAAGGTGGAACGGCTGTGCAGTACGGCTGTTTGGTGAAACTGTGGACAATGGAAAGCCATTGGAACATGTATGCACGCAATACAAACGGCGGTGCGCTAGGTATTCCGCAGGCTTTACCTGCTACCAAGATGGCACAGTTTGGTCGTGATTATAAGTATGACTACCAAACACAAATCCGATGGGGCTTGCTATACATACGCCTTCATTGGCACAATAGCGCATGTAACGCATTGAAGCATGAAAGGAAATACCAATGGTATTAGTAATTGACGAAGAAGCAGTACGCACAATACGCAAAGAGTACGCAGTCATGACTATCGGTAATGGTCGCGGACGTGGCTTATCTGCCGTCAATGTTATTGAACTGGCTAAGCAGTACAACGTAAGCCAGGAAACTATCCGCCGTATCGCTCACTACAAATCTTATGCGTGGGTGCCAGATGTTGAATGACATCGAGAAGGCTAAGCAAAAGATGGAAGACGCTAAAACGTCTATGCCATTGGGGCATAAAGATTATGAATGGATGGATGGCTTTAACCATGGCCTAGATTGGGCCATTCGCATACTAGACAAGGACAAAAGTGCATCATGACCCAAGATGATTTGCTTAAGAAGATTAAGACGCAAGAAGAATACTGGACCAACCTCGTACACTTTACTAACCCTGAGTTTTACGAGAATACAGTAGACCAGCGCAACGCATGGCAAGCCTTGAAGGCTATTGTCCAACTGCACG